ATTACCGGTTAAATAAACATCCTGTGCTCCGTAAGCTACTAATTGAAGAAGACCACCACCCATTTACGCTATATTCTTTATACTATTAGAGGAGAAAAAAAAAAGGGCATTAATACATTCGTTTCCTATATATTCATATAGAATATAGATAATGTTTCAATCCATATTATTTAATTGGAATAGGCAAGACCGCCCATACCTGAGAGGATACGGAGAACGTTGTAATTGACAGCGTATATGTTGATACCATCATAGGTAGCAGCGGGTGTTCCAGTGCTAGCTGTCTTGACCGCTTTGGTTGTAACCATCAGAGTCGCGGTATCAATACGCGACATATTGAGAGTTCCGCTAGGTTGATGATCCTCGGGTTTGAGGGCGAATGAATACACGTTGATACCAGGGTTAGTAGGTATATTTGTGTGATGTTGGAAAGGTTGTACGTGTGAGAAATAAGAACCTTCGCGAACACTGAAACGATCGTTGCCGTTCAATTGAAGAATAGTATCACTGAAAGGAGATGCCGCATCAATTGAAGACCCCATAAGATCGCCAAAATTGAAACCCGCCATATAATTTGCGACACTATAATCATTTATACGGAGTGTTGTTTCTAGTAAAGAAGACGTAGCGTTAGGTGCTGCTTGAGGCTTTTCGGCAATTAATTCTTCTGTCTTATCTACTTTATCAATATCAGTGTAGTTATACCAAGAAGACTTGTGGGCATAATTGTTAGGTTTTGCGACCCATATGAGTTCCTTACATGGATGATTGAAGTTCAGTTTGATACGGTTGGTAGAACCGCCATTTAAGGTTTCCGTTCCGGTAAATTGAAGTTGCTCTATTAAATACTCATGTGAGAGTTGGGCAAATCGTCGGCGTTCATCAGTGTCAAGGAATATATAATCAACCCATAGAGACATATCGGTAATGTTAGGAACAGTAATACCAACAGCAGTCGCTTCGTCGAATACCTGCGAAGTATCAGACGTCGTATCTGCGTCAGCTTTTAAATGTATAACACAGTTTTTCTTTGTTTCAAAATCGATCTTGATTTTAACTTCGTGATATTGAAGAGCGATTAAAGGAAGAGCGAGACCGACGTTGCGACAGAACCAGAATTCAAGGGGTATATAAAGGGTTGCGCCATTAAACGAGGTAACGTCCTTGTCAGCGCCAACCATCGTATCATAACCATATCGCTTGCCACGCGGGAGGGAGAGTTCATTCCAGATGTATAACCAATCGGAGTAATGCTTGTCTATTTGTTGTCCGCCGATCTCGATGAGAACGGATTTAATGAGGCGAAGACCTATGTAATTGACATATCGCGCACCGTTAGTTAAATCGGATAAGATGCCGGTGATCATGGGTAATTCTACTTGGAGATATACGCGGTTGATTAAATCACCGTTACGGGATATTTGGCAATTTACGGTCTGTCCGTATCCTACGGTTCCGTTGAAGGTTTGTTGGATAGCCTCAATCGCGAAGTTCGTATGGCGACGATAGACAACCTTGAAGAAGGTAATTTGAGGATTACCAGTTAAATAAACATCCTGTGCTCCGTAAGCTACTAATTGAAGAAGACCACCACCCATTTACGCTATATTCTTTATACTATTAGAGGAGAAAAAAATATGAATTAAATGTATGTGTATGTATTAATACATATTATTTATTATATAAAAAGTAATATTAATTATTCTATAATAACGATGTTCAAAGAAAAATCATCAAAAAAAAAATATATTTCCGACAATAATGAGGTTTTTACGTTAGATGCGATGCATAACAATATTATAAAAAAGTTTGAACTTACGAATAAAGACAAAGAGGGTTTCAAGATACTATTACAGGATTTGGAAGCTCAGTCTAACCTAATTATGGAAAATATAGAGATCCGTAAGAATATTCAGAGTATAGACAAGGACCGGGAATATATGAATAGTTTATGGACTAGTAATATTATTATAAGAGAAAAAATTATTGAACTTAAAAACAATATTAAAGAATTGGATTCATATAACGAAGTTGAGTATTATAAGAATACTAGTTATATATTATTCCAATACTACGATACGGTGGAGAAGCAATCGAACATAAGCAATACTCATGCCTCGATATCAAATGGCGTATGTATATCGGCGAGTGAATTGTTGAGCAGGCAACCGAAGATTTACAAGAATGATTCCAAGAAGAAGAGGTCGTCAGTGTCAGCGACTACAATAAATGTTTTGGATGCTCTTAATAATTTAAATACAGAAAATAATTCAACGAGTGATAGCGACAAATCGGGAGATACAGGGATTGGAAATAATGTGAATGCGATTGATTATTCAAATAGCGTTAAAGAGAATGCGATTGACAAAAGTTCCCTCGTAGATAAATATATGTCGATTATAAATAAAAAGTATGTTCGCAATGTTGAAGAGGAGGATATTGAGATCTGTAAAAATTGTAAGAACCATATGACATGTTTACAGCACGACGCTATCATCATTTGTAATATTTGCGGATACCAGGAGTTACTTCTGGTGGAGCAGAACCGCCCTATATTAAAGCAGAATACAAAGGATACATCGCACTTTAGTTATAAGCGGATCAATCATTTTCGCGAATGGTGCAATCAGGTTCAGGGGAAAGAGAGTACAGATATTCCCGACGAAATATTTGAAAAGATTTTAACAGAAATCAAAAAGGAGAAGATTGTGGATACGAAAACGATCACTTATAACAAGATGAGGGATATTCTTAAGCGTCTTCGGATTAATAAATATTATGAGCATATTAATTATATTATTAACCGGATCAATGGGATACCTACGCCACAATTTAGTCAAGAGCTGGAGGATAAGTTGTGTAATATGTTTCGCAATATTCAAGCGCCGTTTTTAAAACATTGCCCGAAAGATCGCAAGAATTTTTTGTCTTATAGTTATGTTTTATATAAGTTTTTTCAAATATTAGGGCTGAATGAGTATCTCAAATATTTCCCACTATTAAAAAGTAGAGAGAAACTATACGTCCAAGACCAAATATGGAAAAAAATATGTTTAGAACTGAATTATGAAATCATACCATCTCTCTAAGTCTCATATTTTAAATTTAGATTCCGTTAGGGAAACCCACCATCCTGAAACCGGCACCAAGACCGACACCTTGTCTTGCGCCTGCCGAAACTGCTGGGGATAACAAGTCAAGAACAGAGAAGGTGCATGCGGCTGTTAATGCGAGCATGAATATTTCGCTCAAATCCAATTTGTTATTTGGTAATATAAGGGCAACGAATGCGACGATAAGTCCTTCGAACGCATATTTAAGGAGTCTTATAACGACATCCCAGAAATCAACAGTGTATTCCATTTTATACTACTAATACGAAATAAATTTATTTTTTTACACAAAATATATATAAGATTTATATTCTATATTAGATTAGAAAGAAAGATATTAAAAATGTCCGCAGATGTTGTAAGCGTAAAGGAGGTAGATTATCTGGATGAGGATAAGCCGATCAGAGGTCAGAACTTCGTTTTGCTATCTTTTTTGAGTCCAGAGGATGTCCTTGTGAATAAGGAGGCGTATATGTTCAGTCAATTTATTACAAAGTTTAGTAAAGATATGACTACGCTACTTGATGGTATCGCTACGAAATATAGCGATTCAAAGGATTTTGTTGATTCTGTCAAGGAGAATAACGCGTTTATCTTTGACCCGAAAGATATGAGCGAACAATATGGGTTTTACAAGTCAATTCATAATGAAGAGTTGGAGACATCGTATCATCGTGATAATAACTTCACGACTTCAATCCGTGGCATCAAGGTTCGTGGTGTCTTTGATACGATTGAGGAGGCGAAGAATCGCAGTGAATTTATCAAGAAGATTGATAATAAGTTCAATATCTATATTGCGCAGATGGGTTGTTGGTGTCCGTGGTCGCCGAATCCGGACTGTTTGGAGAATCAAGAATACGCGGAGACGCAACTGAATACTCTTATGAAAGAGTACAAGAAGAACATGAATGATAAGGACGTTGTTTTTGAGTCTCGTAAGACATCACTATTTAAGGCACAATCTGTTACTGAAGTTAGCGAGGTTAGTGAAGCTAGTGAGGTTAGTGAAGCTAGCGAAGCGAAAACAGTAGATGACAATGAGATCGTATTGGATGAACCTGTTGGGGTTTCAGCGGATAACGGTACAAATCCACAGGATACGATTGATATGTCTGATGTGAAAAGCAGTATTGAACAGGTTGACGCGTGGAGTGCTCAGAAGCTCGGGATACAATAAGTCTTCGCTCTGAAACTAATAATTTTTCTTATTTCATTATATTAAGAAATGAAAGCAATCGCGATATTTTTATTATTTATAGGGACTATAATGATTATACAAGGTTATTATAGTAATAAAACGGTATGTAAAAAAGATAAGGTGGTTGTCAAATATGTACCACGAAGTATTTACGAGGAGCAATTAAAACCCGAAGAAAATCTCCAAACATTTTATAAAAGTATGTTTGAGGATATTTTATTACACTAACTAATCTGTTTTTATTTTTATTTTTATCCTCGTAATTAGTAAATGGATATATTGAAAGATATTGAAAAAAACATACTAAATATTAATATGTATGACAAATCCGTTGAACCGGCAAAATTAAATAAAATAAAAGCACAAATTGACGAATATTTCAAATTCAAAGACGAAGAGAACAATATCATTTCACAAAAAATAATGAAATACGAAGAAGACTACAAGATACCGAGAGAGCGGAATAATTATGAATACGAGTTATTTTTAGAAAAAAAAGATGAGTTACGATCTATATTTAAAGAGACGAAAACATTAGCATCACTATATGAATATTTAAATTATAAATATGCGAATGATAACCAGATCCCAGAAATATACACATATAACAATAGCGGTGTTAAAGGTGTTATCTTGTCACAGGCGAAAGCGCCCAAGGAACCGAAAGCACCTAAGGAACCTAAGGAACCGAAAGCACCCAAGGAACCTAAGGAACCGAAAGTACCTAAAGAACCCAAGGAACCGAAAGCGCCTAAGGAACCGAAAGAACCGAAAGCGCCCAAGGCGCTCAAAGATTGTCCCGAGGGCAAGGTGCGCAACCCTGTAACGAAACGTTGTATCAAAGATGTAAATTATAAAAAAATATAAGGATATAAAGAAGGATGGTAAAAAACGTCAATCGCACATTTAGAATCAACTGGTTTAGTTTCGTATTTGCCTTTCTATTAGGTATTATATACGTGTATATATCTTCTCCACCAACCCGAAATATCATAAAATATCCAACACCTTATAACGCGAATAAAATCGTATATAAGAACCTTGATGATCAATGCTATAAATATAACGCAGAAGAAGTTAAATGCTCCGATACATCTTTAACACAACCTATTATATAAAGGATAAAGGATAAAGAATAGATACTTATTTTTTAAATTTTTATAGATTAGAATGAATAAAAAGGAGCCGTCAGGATTAAGAGTTTCAATTGACCGAATGTTTTATGACGAGACGGGACAAATCATAGTAAGTGCGTTGTTTGGTCTTTCGCTCGCCTTGTTATTTAGACGTATCTGTAAGGATAACTGCGTTATATACTCGGCGCCAGATATGAAGGATATTGAAGGGAACGTCTTCAAATTGGAAGATACCTGTTATAAGTATACATCGTATCCTGTAAAATGTAGTACTACGATTGAGAAACCATTGGAACCGTATGATATTAATAAAACACCTGATAATTTAATAAGTATCCCTGGATTTTTTGAGAGAATGTTCCTCGCGTAATATAATTTAGATTGAAAATATTATGTATCAATAGATAGAATTATTATAATGTCAACACCGTTAAGCACTTTACCGTTGAAAACGCAACAGCCAGGTGCTACAGAAGTAAATGACATTAATGACCCTGTAGTTCAAGATGTCCTAAATGAATTCCATGACGAACTAATGTCAAAGCAAGCAAAACCGCCTATGTCGCATCCTCCACATCCACAGATGCCTCCCAATCCATCGCAACAATATCAGTCACATCAATATCAGTCACATCAATATCCTTCACAACCATATCAACCGTCACATCCGTATCCGCACGCGAATAAATATGATGGACTAGTGTCTTATGTGGATGTGGATGTCGCAAAAAAAAGTTTAATATTGGTTATATTGGCGGTTATCATATATCATTCAGGTATTATTAATACGGTATATGAGAAGTTGCCCGAAAATTTACAGGATAGTTTAACTAGTTTCGATATCTATATTAAATCCATATCGCTATTCTCGATCATTTACGTATTGTCGTTTTTTGAATATATATAATTAACTTCCTACCCCTCTTCGGTATTCAGCGTTCGCCATAAATTCTTGGTTCATTCTTAAATTTGGTTGTGTTGTAGCATGATTAGGTGACGATATAAAATTAAAGTTTTTAAGAATGAAAAAGACGCATATGAAGAACGTAGAAAATATCACAAAGACAGTGATACCAAATAATAACGAGTAAGATAGGGCATCATAATTGTTTTTATTGATGACTACGATGGCTATAATGATGATCGCATAAAATAGCACAAATAGCGATAAAGCTGATATAAATAAATACTGGTTTCTATCGCTATTATAATATGCCCATATTAACGTTCCATATACGACGAGTGTAAGCATCGAATATCCCAAAATCGTAAATATTTTTTCTACAATTTGGTCATTCTCTGTATTAGAAACAAAGTCTTCGTACATTATTTTTAAATAATCTTTCTTATTAGTAATCTATATTTTATTTCTATAAAATGATATCATAAGAAAGAGATCCCAAAAACTGAGTTGATGTATCATACCCGCGTATATGTAGGTGTTTTGTATCCAGTCCTTGAGAACCATATAAATTCTCGCTATGTTGCTCCCTATTATATTCTGCGGGATCCACAATATTTGATTGTGCCGCCAATAGGTTCTCTTCGGTTATATAGGGAACTCCGCAATCAACCGAAATGGTATTGAGGTTCGGTATCTTTGTTTTTTCAATAGCAAGGTGTTCCATATTCATCTCGCATTTATCATCATCACAACCTTTATCGTGTTTATGATCGCTCGAATCGCTTGTACCCCCCCCTGCGCTTTTACTCTTGAGCTCGCTCGTATATATTCTAAAATAGAGTGTTAATACACAGATAGACAATATGAACCCTATGATATTATCTACAAGTAGCAGGATAAGCATACACGCTACCGCTAGATAAAATTGAATCATAGCGTCCTTAAATAGTTTTTTAAAGGGAATATCTTTGATCATAATTATCAAAGCCAATATTATTACTGCCAACCCTCTAAATGAATTAATAACCATCCTTATCTATTATTATAATCCATATAAAAAAATGATATGTATATTTTATTTTTGATAGTATAGCAAGTTCGATATGTATTCAATATTATCCAATAATGGTTATGGAATCTTGAAGTCCGCTTTGACTGAGAAAGAACTTGAGCATATAAGGAAGGATTTGACGATGACCCCGAAAGTGAATTTTGATATTGGGAATGGCAAGGGCAATGCGTCCGCCGAAGATTTGACGTTTCAAGTGTATAGCGAAAATGAAAAAAGGATCTATATCCCTAGATATTACGGTTTGCAAAAATACGGCGCACCGACGCTATGTAAATTAACGAGTGGCGCTGATATTCATATTAATTTTATTGGGTCTCTTCGCGAAGCACAGGAAGAACCAATACGCAACTTTTTAAACGCTGCGAGAGATCCTCTAAAAATGGGCGGTATTATATCGGTTCCGTGTGGTTTTGGCAAGACGATAATGAGTCTCTATATCGCATGTTGTTTAAAAAAGAAAACAATCTTTATAAGTCATAAAGATTTCTTGAATCAGCAATTTATAGAAACCGTCGCACAGTTCGCCCCCGACGCGAAGGTTGGTATAATTAAACAGAATAAAGTTGATGTCGTCGGCAAGGATTTTATCATCGCATCTCTACAATCGCTGGCGATGCGAGACTATGACGACAAAATCTTTGATGATATCGGGTTTGTAATTATTGACGAGGTTCATCATACAGGCGCTCAAGTATTTTGTAAAGCATTCCGAAAACTGAACAATCCTATCATTCTTGGTTTGTCAGCGACTCTGAATCGCAAAGATGGGATGCGCAAGGTATTTGAGAGTTATATCGGTAAATCCGTATATACCCTTAAAAATAAAGAATACTGTGATGTAAATGTTCAGGTTCATAAATACTTTGAAACACATGTGGATTATTCTACTGTGAAACTTATGTGGAATGGCAAAGAGAATGGAGCGGGGATGATTAACAACGTATGTTCGTTTCAACCACGCACTGACTTTATAATCTCGCTATTAAAAGATATTTTGAGCAAGGAACCAGATAGGCGTGTGCTTATATTAAGCGAACGTCGAAACCAACTGAAAGATATTGAGAACCGCATTGTAGAGCAGAAAATCGTAGACGGAGACTACGGATTTTATGTGGGTGGAATGAAACAAGCGGATCTGGCGATATCCTCTGAAAAGCAAATTATCCTCGCTACATATCAACTTGCTTCTGAGGGGTTTAATGTCCCCTCCTTAAATACAATTATATTCGCGAGTCCAATATCAGACATCCAGCAATCCATCGGGCGAATTCTACGTGAAGTTCCAGAGAAGCGAAAATATACCCCGCTTTGTATTGATATACTGGATGATTTTTCAATCTTTAAACGAAAGGGCGCTGCGCGATTAAAGTTTTATACAACCAATAAATACAAGGTGTCGTTTTATATAGACAATACGAAGATAGAGAGCGAGAATGACAATGTGAACGCGAATGATGACACAGTAGACGAAGAAGGTAATAAAAAGAAGGCGATGTTCATCGAAGATGATTGATCGAAGATTTACATAATATATTATATATATTATATTAGTATTATAGTAAAAGAATTATGAAGAAAGAAGGTGTGACGAACGAAGGATATTATCTTCTTCTGTTTTTTATATTTATAGGATTGTTGGTATTTATATACTTTTACAACCAACAACAACAACCTCAGTATTTGCAACCGCAAGATCAGTATCCACAAACTTCACAGCAACCGAATAAAAAAAAATATACAAACAATGATACGATGAAGAATTATACATATAATATAGAAAATGTAGATATACACAAAGATAATCTTAGCAATAGCGACAATAATAAACTAGGATGCGCGAATAGCAAGTATG